CTATCGTTCCGTCTAGCTTAACGATGTAATGGTAACCGTTGTTCCTCCATCCTCTGTTTTTGTGCCAACGAGTGATGTCTTCAGCATCTACATCTCTACCTTCAGGAGTAGCGGTGCAATGTAAGATAATTTTTGTTATTTGCCTAACAGACTTGATAAGTTTCATTACTTCACTCGTTTAATTTCAGAAGTCCAGGAAGTGTAACATACTGCAATGCGTTGAGTATTGTCTGGGTATTCATCTATCATTGTGGGATCACTCATACATCTTTCGGTAAATTCAGGTCTTGTCTCCTTTAGATTGGGAACTGGTATCGGCATTATTGTTAGTATTAGAATTAGAAAAAATAGGCTCATCCCAATAAAGGAAGAGCCAATCGCTATTAGAATTTACATTTTTTTCTTTATTCATTCACTAATTTCCTGTAAGATAGTTCCGCAATAAAAGCCGTATAAATGGCGTATAAGGGACTAACTCCTAAGTAAGCATACAAGAGTAAGCTACACCAAAAAGAAAGGCACAGAACGCACGTAAATGGCTTAAAAGTCAATACATTTTCCATTATCCAACCGTAGGGTTCAAAGATAAATAGAAATGCAAACATTAATCCTACTGAGGATACCAATATCCAATCGTTATAAATCTCTATCATAAGTATGTAGTTAATCTTGTTACTGTATCAAGTATGTGGTAGTGTTCTCCCCAATCATTGTCGCTTGACTTACACTTATTCACATAATCTAAAGCCTCTTCCATTGTGTCATAGTGTCCTTTAACATCGTTCATTCCACCTCTTGGGTAAAAGTCATTGAATCTAAATAGTATGTACCTTTTCATAATCGTTCACTTATATTATCATCTTTAATATATTTCACTAATCTTGTTAACCTTTCGCCATCTTCTATACATACCACTCTACCCTTGATGCGCTGACCATACACATCTTTCCACTTCAACCCTACAATCTTATTAGTCATTGTAGAATATATCATCGTTATGATAAGGTTTGCAGCAGAACCTCCTTCTTTGTAATAGTGCAGGAATTTTTCACACACTCGCATTACAGCCTCATCAATCAAAGATTGTTTAAGCTCCTTATCCCCATTGGTGATAAACGCAGAACCGGATATCTCTATTGCCCTTTGATAGATAAAAGCACCTAATGGCTCGGTAATCCTACCTTGATTTAAAGACAACACAGCTTCCTTTTCTATATGCTCTTTGTTATACCGAGTATTTCTCTTCAACCTTATCCAGTATTGATACTATTATATGTATGTAGTCACCCAATTCTGAAGGCGTGATGTGGAGTTCAAATCCCAATCGTACCAAAGTGACAGGTATATTGTGCCGTACCAACTTATCGACTGCCTGGTGTATATCGAGGATGAAATTCGCCTCATCGTCAGTAATCTGTTCGTATTGGTCATTAAAGTTCATTTCAGTAGCTTGATCTTAGGTTGTCCGCTTTGTCAGGATCTATTTCAGCAATACGCTCTATAAGTTCTTTTTCTTTCCTGTAGGCTTCTTGTATCTCTTCTACCGTAGAATCGATACCTATATTAGTAAATAGAATAGACATCTCCTCAAGCAGTACATCTACTTGATGTCTAATTAATTTACAAGTGTGGTAATTCCTATTGCTCTGTATCATTTATTCCGTAGCATTTAACTTTAACCAAGAACGAATCTTTCGGAAGCTCTTTGTCAATTTTAATATCAAGCCTTTTGTAGTACTTGTTACCATCGTCTTTAACCATACCCTTAGCAACGAGAGTATCAGAAAGAAATTTTGAAACGAGAATAACATTATCAACATCGTGCCTAGAATTGTACCTAATACTAATCTCGTAAGAACTAAAAGAAAAGTGATCGTACCTCTCCAACTCTTCTTTACAACATTTGCTATATTCATCTTTATGTTTTTTTCTTATTGCCCAATGCTTCCCTGCGTAGTATGCATTTAGGGAAGGTGGTTTAGGCAGGTTTAATTCTATTTCAATCGTATCGTTTAGCATCTTTTATATGTAAGTATCCCACCTCCTTATCGACAAACTGACGATTAGAAAAGTGGGATGTTTTAGGCATACCTCTTGTCTCCCAGGATATAGGTTCTCCGTGATGTAGGTTGAAACCATATACACCTTGTGGTGTTTGACAAATGTATACAGGTTGGGTGTTATGCACCTTCGCTCTTAGTAGTAGGGCCTCATACTTAGGCTTTTCTATTACCAATTCATCGTAGTGCTTATTACGACACTTCAGCTCTATGTCGTAGTCAAACCATTCGCTGTAGCAGTCGTATTGAGAATTGCTAAATTCAGACCATTCTAAGTCCGGATAGTAATTATCTTTTAGGTAGTTAAATAGATCACTCTCGTTCTTCTTCCAGCTCATATTGGCGGTGTATGGCAATCTTTAGCAGAATAAGGTATCCTATTAAATCTTGGACGGTATCTTCAGTAGCATCGGTTATCCCTTTTGATTTGATACGCATTAGCTTATCATCTATACGAGCGCATAGACTATCTACTGCATTTCCTTTAGAGAAGATGCCTACAGGGTTAAGGGCTGAGTCCCCATAGGCAGCATTCTTCTCCAAAAGCAGGTCTGTTACCTCCTGCGATGTTTTAATGATTAAGTCTCTAGTATTCATTATAGATTCATATCTGCTTATATTTAATAGACCACTTAATTTTTTAGTGTATCCTTCTTTTTTAGTTATACTCATTATAATACTAATATACGTTATAATCCACAATATCCACTATCACACTCATTAAAATCGTCATCAAATAAAGTTACTTGAGGCTTCCACTTGATGATATCGCTATATTTCACATCACTCCTAAAAGTGCTACCAGCCTCTTCCTCTAATTCAGCAAACCATTCCATCTTCTTTGGTTGTTTCTCGTGCATCTTCTTTAATAACAAAGGACTGCGCCACCAACATCCTACACAGTTATTCATATAAGCGAATCTAACAGGCTTATCTTTCCAAAATTCTTCTATTGTATCCTTAAACAAATGATCTTTTATTAAAGGAAACTCTGGTTTACAATATTCAATAGACTTCCACCTATTGCGTGTACCTGTCTTAGTTCTACCTACAATAATCTTAACCTCAGTCATTCCATTATCATTGGTCTTTTCCATCATTCTCTTTGCTCTACCTTGCTCATTAGCACGGTAACCAAAACGCATAGCAGCATCTCCTTCAATGTTCTTATACCTCCATTCAGCAATAGGGATAGTCTTCATATCAGTAGTGCAATATCGTGTAACCTTATTAGGAAGATAGTAACCTCCGTTCTTCATCTTGTAAGACTTAACTGTCTGCTCAAAAGTCTTTCCTGTTACCCAAGTGATAGGTCTGCCTATATACTGCTCAAGGTCAAGCATAGTATACACAATCATATCATCTTCTGCTGTACCTATAAAAGGAGCTTGGATTCTATCCTCTACTTCCTTGCGTATCTTCTCATCCTTAAATTTACATTTATTATCCTCTATGCGAACAAGGGAGAACACGTTATAGTCAGCAGGATAGTTCGCTGCTATATAACTTGATGTCTTTCCTCCTGATAGACTATTTATTGTTTTCATTAGATAATTCTACTTCAAATTTATAAACCTTTTGCACACCCTTTGTTTCTATAACCATCCTTCCATTGGAAGGGTTTAGGAAGATATAGTTCTCGGAATTTCCGGTATAGTCCGTTATGTCCACTTTAAATTCTTTTCCGTTAATAGACATCTTGTTCCAGTCTACTACTTCCACCTCCTTTGCGGAGGGGATGTTAAACTTCAGGTAGGCACGAATCATCTCGCACCAACTCTTTCTATAGGCTTCTGACCAACTCTTCATATCTTAAAATTCTAATTCTTCTTGTTTCGCTTTCGGTAATTCTAACGGTTCAGGTTCGTAGTTAGGGTCTTTATAAGCATAGACCTTATTATCTAATTCATCCAACTCGTAGTACCTATTCTTTATCTTATCATAGTACATCGTAACTACCCCTAGCTTACCTACAATCTTAGGTTTAGCTTTCACTATAGTAATCTCCACTTGATTAGGTTCGTAAGGTACGCCATTTGCATCTTCCAATCCAAACGGACAACGCCATATATTTATAACCATCATACCCTTTCTAGACCATTGCATACCTCCAGCTATATCATTCATAGTAGGCTTATCTATATAAGCTATACCATTCTTATATTTAGGTTGTTGGTGTTTAGTGTGTACGGTAAGTAGTGTGTGGTAGTTGTTATCTGCACTATGTTTTCTTATACGAGTAAGCACTTGGCCTATAGCTATATCATCTCGTACACCTTGAGATACATCGGTCTTTATTTCAGTAAACGGATCAATTAAACAACCTTGTATTTTTATCTCGAAATCCTCCTCGATGTTCGTTACACAGCTATAAAAACCTTCTACGGTTAGGTCTTGAAGACCGCTATCTATGATATAGAAATGCTCGTTTATAAAGTCTATAGCTTTGTTAGATTGCTCTTGAGTAGCCATTAACTTATCATTGATTAAGAATGGCTTACGAAGGTATACCCAAAGCAGTTCAGCAAACACTTCTGTGGGTGAGCCAGTCTCCGGAGAGTATACTGCCCACTTCCATCCGCTATACTCGGAGAGGTTCATCATCACCTCAAAGGCGAATTGGGATTTACCTTGATGCGCTCCTGCGTATATATAGGTAGTACTCCCTAGCTTCATTGAGTACTTGTCGAATAGCGAACCGAATCCAGTCCAAGCACCTTTGCTTACTCCGTTCTCACGAAGTTCTGTTAGAGAATCTTTTAACTCCTCAGCCCTATAGATAAAATTTCTCGTTGTCATAAATTGTCTTCTTTATAATAAAATGATCTACTAATTTCTTCTCTTTTATACACTTCTGCAATCTTTACATCGCTGATGCTATTTGCAGTTAATCCTTGGTGTACCATAAGTTGCATCATAAAACCTACATCACTATTCATCTGTTCTATAGATTCAGCTCTAGAAACGAACTCAATGTCTTTGTAGTTATTGATATAACCGTTACCACGTTTCTTCTTCCAGGACAATCGTCCGTAGTAATGGTATATCATTTGTCCTTGTTGTTCTTCACTCATATTTCCAATTTTAATTTATCTTGAGTCAAAGCGTATAAATCACCTCTTCCTAAATTTATTATATTCTCTTTTCTTTTTAATTCCCAATCATATGCAAATCCTCTAAATTCATAATTTGGGAAAGTGCCAACCATAAGAGCATATAGGTCTATTTCATTATTCTTCCATAAAGCACATATAAGTTTACCTGTATTATAAGATGTTGTTTTTACATCTACTTGATAGCCATTATAAATACAATCTCCTATATCTGTATCTTGATTAGTAACTTTTACTTCTAAGTCAGGATATAGGTTGTGAATCTTGCAAAAGGCAATTTCTCCTGCTATACCTTCTAGGTCTACAAACTCATTTGATTGATCACCTTTCTTCGCATCAACTATTCCTTGTTCTCTATTTATATCGTATCTGCGTTTTGCGATATACTTAGCGAGTTTTTGTTCGGAATTGTTTAATTTAACTTTCATCACATTTTTATTAGGCGCAACCTTCTTTGATACTTCCGGATCAGGAGTGCGCTATTGATTAATTGATTCTGTAGTTCTTCTGTCCATCCAAATCTACTGGCTTGTATGGTAAGATTCACTTGGT